CAGGACTGGCCGGCAAACCGGGTACGCGATCTGTTGCCCTGGAAAGTTGATCTGAGCTCTCAGTAAATATCAATACGGTTCTGACGAGTCGCTTACGAATGACATGAACATACTAAAAAAACTTATGCAGCGTATGTGTGGTTGCGGAAAGCATGATGGCCGTGAACACGTGCAGTCGCTTACAGCACAGCTGCGACTGGGACCGGCAGACATTCTGGAGTCCGATGAGAATGGCATTATCCCGGAGCAGGCCAGGGTAATCACGCAGGTGGTGATACTGGATGCGGATAAAAAGCAGATACAGTGCGTGGTAAGACCGCTGCAAATTCTGCGTGGTGACGGGACGTGGGAAAATATTGGCGGGATGAAGTAACTCGACAGCTTCACAAAACCGGAGTCCGGCTCCATTTTACCACCTCCACGGGAGGTGGTTGCTTGCAATCAGATGTTTCGGGCCTGCGGCTTTTTGTGTTCCCTAGTAAGTGGTTACTATTCTTTTATGTTATTCCTCTCTGTATCTATTGTCTTAGATAGCCATATGAGTTCAGATGCTGAGAGTTTTAATTGTGGTGTTCTGTCTCCTGCTCCGGGTGGACGCATGTCAAAAGTGCAGGATTTTCTGCTGAATACTGTGTAGTCATTCATAGAGCATGTTGTTGAGGTTAGTGTACAATTCTTCGATACTGGCTTGTCCTGCACAGGTCCGGATATTTCTGGGTAGCTTCCTTTTGAATTTGAAAATATGTTTTTGATTGAAAATGGCATCGTGCTTTGTCCTTTGAACTACGATATATTGTTTTGTGTTCTTTCGTTGTGAGTAGGTATCATTAAGAATACTTATATGTGGCTCCAGAGTATTTGGGTTTGTAGTCTTTCCACTCTGGTGCGCCTAATATTTTTTCTGCTGGTATCTCTTTCCCACGCAAGTAAAACTTTATGTTTTTCATTATCTGGTCGTTGTCTTTGTTGCGATAAATCCATCGTAATTCGCTGGCAGTAATACTCTGACCATAACCATCTGACTTATTAGCAATGAGTTTGAGTGAGTTGACAATCTCGTCAGCACAAAAAATAACCGTTTTGTTGCGTGTTAATGTCTGAAACTCCAGGCCGGCCTTGCTTGTTTTTGCCCATAATTTGTCGCGATTGTATACGGAAAGGTCGGCCATGGTGACATTATAATTATTGTGGCTCTTTAGGTGTTGTTTAAATTTTATCCCTCTTTCGTGTTCATTTAATGCTCTTTTGATCAGTGGATCTTGCTTATATTTGCGAGGTGTTCTGGGGTCCCATACTGCGTTTGTTAACGTATTCTGAGTTATAATATCTTTTTTGGAAAAGTCGTTAACTAGTTTAATGCTGTTGACAAGTTTTTCTCTGGGTGAAGATAGTCCATAGACAATGTCTCCCTCGCGAAAGTGTAAGGCCACATCCAGAGCGTTGCCCTGAAAGGTGATGTTTTTTGCTTTAACTACATCTGGAGAGAGTAGTACATTTTGTAAATCAAGATCCAGCCCATCAGGCATCCCTTCAACACCGATGTTCCACGTGGTTTTCTGCTCCGCATGAATGGTTACCGATGTCACACTCTCCGGAAGTATCTCCGGCAGTATAATATTGCTACATCCAGTCAGCGATAGCGTCTGCAGTGACGGTGATATCAGGTTGTCAATTCTGGCCTGATTCTCCGGGTTATAGCTATTGATGCTGAGAGATGATAACCCGTTTGGAACATTTTTTATGCTGTCTGTGGCGCTACCTTTTATCTCAAGGTAGCGGACGCTCTCTGGCACTCCAGATATATGGCAGCGACAAACCGTCAGGCATTCGATGCCTTCAGGTATGATGTGTATAAATGGTGAATCAGTTAATTCAATATGTAGATTTTTTACTGTCGATGGTATGTCTGTGATTTGTAATTTTTCACAGTTAATGACGGAGAGGTTTTGTGTATTAACCGGCAATCCTGTAAGGATTGTCAGGTTGTTGCAGTTTTCGATTGTAACTGATGTTATTTCGTTTGGTAACTGTGGCAGATACTCAATATCACAATCTTTGATATATAAACGACCACTGGCCCGCGCTTCTTCTATCTGAATTGGTGTGATTTCGCTTTTGATGCCTGCTGATGTTTCAGCGGAATAGGAGCAGAATGTCCCGGTCGGTCGTAATTGCGATGTAGGAAGCATTGATAAATTCCATTTTTAGAAGTAAATAACAGAGTAAGTTCTATCCATACTACTAATCAACAAGCTAATTTTAACAACCAGCAAAGCCAAGGTGTCAATATTAGAAAAGAGAGTTATATCTCAAAATCAACAGACTGTTGATTTTAACTTTTGCGAATACTTTCTCCAGTCCGTCATGCATGGATTAGGATTGCTCATTTTTATACCATTTGTTGTTTTTTATAGCGATTTGCTAAAAGGGAGAAGAAAAAACGTTCTCCAAAATTAGATTGCAACTGTTTGATTTTATGGATAGAGGCATGCTGTTTACTAGACAGTAAAAAGCATGCCAAATTTGCTATTAACCTTTTGAATATAAAGCACTAATTATCTATTTCTGTTGCCTTCTTCAGTAGATCTGGAGATCGCAACGGAGGAAGAAAACTCGTTGCTGGAAGCCTGGAAGAAGTATCGGGTGTTGCTGAACCGTGTTGATACATCAACTGCACCTGATATTGAGTGGCCGGAAGAACCAAGATCATCCGAATAAAAATATACCAATTGGTATACCAAGTTTATACCAAGAGCCAGAAAAGCAAAGGGGCTACCATTTGGTAACCCCTTGATTATTTGGCGGAAGCGCAGAGATTCGAACTCTGGAACCCTTTCGGGTCGCCGGTTTTCAAGACCGAAGAAAAACAAATAAAAATCAGTGCAATACGTGAAATTGCTGAAAAGTTAATCAAATTTAACACCAAGAAAAATCAAGGTATTAGGAAGTTGCTCATAGCTAGTATACCAAGTCTTTTTGCCAGAAATTTTTCTGGATTGTCTACTTGCTAACCACGAGCGGCAAATCCAGTGTTGGTGTGATTTTTGTTTTACGATCGTAAATCAACACCTGATTTTCTGTTTTATGCCCGCTGAAAATTTGTTTGTCGCGACTGCTGCCTTCGTAATCTGAGATCCCCTTGGCTTTTATGTCGTGAAAATTACACCCGAACGGAACGCCAACTTTTTGCTCGGCTGCGCGTTTAGCCTGATTCCACCAGTTATTCAGCGTTTTAGCTATGACTTTCCCGCCTTTGGTTGTATTGATCACATATTCGCATGTACAGGAAGATACATTTCGGGCTAACTGGATCGCTGTACGTAATCGCGGTGACCATTCCTTGATTTGTTTGGTGCCGGTTTTGTTTTGCTCAATGTAGATCCCTTTATCCATAATATCCTGCCATTTCAACTCAAGCACATCACCGAGTCTTGCCGCACAGAGATAGGAAATCTCCATTGCAATGCGTAACTGTGGAATTGCTTCCGCATATATCGCCGCATACTGTTCATCGGTGATGTAAACAGTGCGGGCTTTAAGAGAGAATTTTCTGACTCCTTTGCATGGGTTATTCTTCACATACCCACGCTCATATCCCCACCCGTATACTCGACTCAGGCTTGCCAGTTCATGATTTGCCTGGGTCTTGCTCTCAAGCCCTCGTTTATCCATGAAAATTCTTACCTGCTCAGTTTTGACATTATCAGCAAGCACTTTTCCGAATACCATCAGCAACGCCTTCTGATGTTGTCGATAATCTTTTTGGGTTCGGGGGGCCAGTTCTGTAAATGCAGGGGAGTCCATAAACATGTGCCACAATTTAGCTACGGTCATTATGTTGTGGAGTTTTGCTTTTTCCAGTTCATAATTTTGCCAGACTTTAGCTACGCTGGTTTTCCGCACTCTTCCTAGCCCTATACTTCTTGTACTTCCTTCGGGTTTCCACACGTAACTGTAACCATTCGATCTAACCCGCGGTGGCAGTACATTATCTTTTTTATTTTTTCTTGGTCTTCCCATTGTTCAGCGCCTCAAAATCGGGTTCAGCAGAAACCAGTTCAGATGTTTTTGGCATCGTTGTCAGACCGTGTGGAATATCCCTGCGGAGAACTATGGGTTCGTTTTTAGGGCCGATTACAAATGGGATGCCGTGCAGTCTTAACTGGTGTTGCTGTTTTGTGTATCGCTCGTATTTCGTGATCTCTTTAATCTCTGCTGGAGATAGAGTTAATTCGTACATGTGGTCACGTGCCTTTACAGCATGACCGCCGCCACTATAGCTGGTGGGCGGCGATATGGGTTGAACATCAAAAATCAGCCTGACTCGGGAGCAGTTTTTGCCAGATGGCTGAAACGTATTTCGCCTGGTAACGTGCATCGTTCAGAGCGTTATGGCGTTCACCTTCGAATGGAATAGTCGTTCTTGCGTCGAAATCCATCACCAGTCCCAGAGCAACCATCGTTCTTACATCGCGATCATTGGTGTAACGCCACGGGCAGGGGATCCCCTGCCGTTCATATGAACGGCGTAAAATCACGTTGTCGAAAGTTGCACCGTTACCCCAGACCTGAACAAAAAATTCACCGGAGTTTTCGTCGATAAATTCCCGTAATTGCAGCAGTGCATCATCTAACGGGATTTCATCGGTAAGAATGGCGGATTGCGCTTCGCGTGACTGTTTCAGCCACCACTTAATGGTGTCCCGATCAATGACTCCGCCAGCAGTTTCCAGATCGATAGTTTTGCTGAATTCTGGCCCCATCTCTCCGGTTTGCGGATCGAAAAATATTGCACCTATTGAGATAATCGGGGCATCAGGATTTTTTCCCATGGTTTCAAGGTCGATCATCAGATGAATCCCCGCTCTGCTGGTGGATGTGAGATTATGATGACCGTTCGCCTTAATTAAGGGATCTGACGCCTCGCCAGTTTCACTATCGCTGGCATGATGCTGATTGCCGCCAGTGTTCTCCTTGTGCTGATGCGCAGTGCCTTCCATTTCCTCCGGATCATTTTCCTGAACTTCAGGCTGATTCTCTTCATCGAATATTTCCTGGTATGTTGCGTCACTTATCACCGCACCACAATCAGGGCAGCTACCGCCGCCGGTCTGACCGCAGGCGGTGCAGGCTTTTTCCGGCTCCTGTTTCGTTTCTGGCTCGTTTTGTTGCGCATTTGGGCTGTTTTGTTCCGTTTTCTGGTCGTTCTGTTCCGATTCTTGCTGGTTCTGGTTCACAGAATCGCAGGTTTCAATCCCCTTCACCCATTTCGGATCATTCGGATCGCTAATCCCTTCAACAAATTCACCACGTGATGCAGCAAGCAATTTATCGGCGTCAGGCTGGCTGATATTGGCTGCCTGCATAATTTTGTTTACTTCGTCAGCGGTAACTTTTACCGGCTCCGGTTGTACGGAATCTTCAGCGGTATCCACATTTTGCGGTAAGTCCGTGTATGTTCCGTTTTTGCGGGCAAGATATTCTTCTTTCGTGATTTCAGTAGCCCCGGCAGCCAGTGCCTTATCCAGACCAGAAAGTTTGTTTGCGCGACCGTATTTTTCGCCATCCTTGTCGGTGAAGAGGAAGTAGAACGGCCCCTCACGCTCTACAGATGGTTCGACTTCCACTTTGCATTCGGTTTTTTCGTTGTCCGGAATTGCCGTTTCCACTGCATCAGTTTCTGGTACTGGCGACGAGAGAGTATCAGTTGCGCTCTGATTTCTTCCTTCATCTTCAAACACGCCCTTTGTAGTCAGGTATTCAGTAATGTATTTGTTCAGTGCCACAGGGTCTTTGTGAATGTCGATCGGACGTTCACGGACAAGGCCAAAAATAGTCTGGCGGCTGTAGCGAAGCGCATCAGGTTGTTTGCGCATTGATGCGGAGATGCGCTTCCAGTCTTCGCGATCTCTGGCGATAACTTCATTTTTAGCCCAGCGAAGGATGCTGCCGTCAATGTTTCCGGCATCCGCATCACCAGGCCAGAGATAGTAGGCCAGCTCCCTGTCCAGGGTTTTCCATGTCTGCTTGTATTCGCGATGAATGGCGGCAGTTACAGGAGGGATTTTTTCTGCTGGGTTTTCAGTGTGCTGTCGGTTGGCTTTGGCGCGGGCAAGATCAACAACAGACGTGTATTTTCCAGTCTCTTTGCGCTCTGCGTCCTGCCGTTTTTTCCAGTTACGTAATTCAGCCTGAATTTCGGGCCATTTGGTACCCGGCTTACATTTGTGTTTAACCCATCCGATAGCGAACAGTTTGCGTTCCGGATACATAGCTTTAATTTCAGGCGTTTTCATCAGTGCTTCAACGATATGCCCGTCAAAGGTAGCCACGTCTTCTTGCAGTAATTCCTGCGCGTCAATCGCCATATCAACGGTGATGTTTTCACATGTACCGAACTTAACCAGGACCGCGTTCTGTACTTCAAGGGACAGCTTGTCAAAATTGACGTTCATCGGATCGGATTCTGGTTCGACCGGAATAAAGGAAGCGGATTCCTCATCCCAGCGGTTTTCCTGCATATATTCGGTATCCCAGGAGTCGATAGCAGGGCGGGGCATGCCGGGTTTATCTTCGCAGACAAGAAATTTATAAGCGCAGTCCTGAGCAGCAGGATATTGCTCCAGGAATTGCCAGGTAAATTTGGCACGGGCGCGGCGTTCATCACCGGCTTCAATGGCAGTGGCTACAGCAACTGCGCCCTCTTCTTTTATTGCCTGTTCGTCCGGAATGGCGGCGCAAATAAAGACTTTACTCATTTTGTTTTAACCTCATTACAGATTTAAGGGTGAACAAATCCCTGCCATTGCTGGCATATAAAAATGAAACCGGATATTAATTACGGTGCTGTTTTAAAGTCCTGCCGGTATTTCGTTATTATTAGTGTGAGTAGTTTTATCTACCGGATAACAGTTACCGGGAATTTTTTGTTCTGCTGCTGCAGCCATGCATTCTTTCATTGAACCGTATAAGCCAGTCACCAGCTCAAGAGATTCGCCGGAAACAAGATAAACTGTCAGAACGAGTGCAAATGTTGTATTCATTGTTTATATCCTTTTTGCAGCAGGTCCAGACGAGCCAGCATTGAAGGAATGCATACTTCATTTAACAGGTCCTGCTCGAGTTTTCTCTGCTTAATGGCGTCTTCAATAAATGTTTTGTCTCCAGTGATAACGCCAATTTCGAAACGAAGTTCAGACGTGCTGGCATTACATGATAACTTTTCCATTATCGCGTCCTCAACAATGAATTTTGTGATGCGGTGCCTGGTGCCTCCAGGTGACGTTAACCAGTTAACAATTAACGCCGGATACAGAGAATCCACCCATAACACTGTTTTTGGTTTTAACTGTTCCGCGTGCGCTGAGCCGCATTCACCGCATCACAAAATTCACTTTTAAAAAAGGGCGGCAGAGCAGTCACGGAGTAAAACTGATACCGCCAAATGTCACCAGAATATTGATAACAGAGGGCGTTGTAGCGGGGGTTGAGGTGTACTGGCAATAGCGGACACTACCATTTGTTCTTTTTTTAAGCAGCCATCTGATGATATTTTTCCCTGAAGGCTGCCGGGGAGATATTCCCC